AGATATGACGGGTCTAGGGGACGTTGAGGGCGCGTCCGATACTCAGACACTAACTACACCATGGGATTTAGGCTCCGAGGGCGTACACGCCTTCCTAGTGGCCTTAGAATCGATTGGCGATTCTGCGAGTGTGAAGAGATTCGAGCATGCCATCGTTCGATTCGCGTATGCCGTTGACATGGTGAGCATCGCGCGTCAACAATGGAACGATGCTGGCAAGCCGGCGATCATTCACAATCCGAATGGAATCGAATCGATCCATCCGCTGGTGAAACTAATCGAATCGTCCGAAGCGGCAGCTGCTCGAGCTGGCCGCGCGTTGCAGTTGGAGCCGGATGCGTTGAAAGTGAAGGGCAAGCCTGGTCGCCCTCCTGGCGCGTCGTCTTCGCGTGACAAGTTGCCGCCACCAATGGTGACGATTGCGAAGCATTCGGACTGATGGCGACGCTAGTGACAAAGCCACGCTGGGCCGAGTATGCCGAGGGGAGCCGGATCGATCATTTCGCGTGGTGGTGCGAAACGTATCTGATTCAGTCTGTCGACCAGTTTGCTGGCGAACCACTTATTTTGGAGCCGTGGCAGATTGATTTCATGGGTGAGGCACTCGCTATGGAGTCAAGTGACGGACTAACGCCGAAGTGGTCAAGCGTGGCGCTCTGCGTTTCTCGTAAGAATGGCAAGACTGCACTGCTCGCGGCGTATGCGCTCTATTCGCTTTTGACTGATGAGACTCAGCCAGAGATCCTCTTGGCGGCTGCGAGTGATAAACAGGCCGGCAGACTCTTTGACGCTTGTGCCGCGTATGTCCGAAAGAATCCCACACTTTCAGATAGTGTGGTACTTCGAGATTATGTGGGGGAAATTGCGCGTGCGGATGGTGGCGGCAAAATTCTACGCATGGCGTCGGACCCGAATACGCTACATGGGTATAGCCCCTCATTGGTGATCGCGGATGAACTTCATGCGTGGACTAAGCCGATGCAACGTAAGGCGTGGGCGGCTTTGACGACAGGTGGTGGCGCGCGTAAAAAAACGCAGACGTTTACCATCACGACAGCCGGCGATGCCAATGAGAGAGACTCTTCGATCCTCGGCAGAATGGTCAATCGAAACGAATCTGTTGGTGATGTTGAGAAGACGCCAGGCTTGACGATCAGCCGCAATCATGACGCGGCAACGCTGATCTATAACTACAGCGCGCCCACGACGGACCCAACCGATATTGCCAGTATGCGTCTAGCGAATCCCGCATCGTGGATCACTGATGATTATCTTCAGCGTCAGGCAAACAATCCCGAACTATCTGTTGAGGAAGTCTTGCAGCTGCACGGATGCGTTTGGGTCGCAGGCTCGTCAGCGTGGATTCCTGCCGACTGGTGGAATGGTGCGATCGAACGTGACGCAAAGATCCCCGACGGTGCGCGGGTATCGATTGGCATCGATGTCGGCATTGTCCATGACGCTACGGCTATCGTGATTGCGTGGCAGCGTCCCGACGATGAACACGTCTTGTTAGAGGCAAAGATTTGGACGCCAGAACCCGGCAAGAATGTCGACCTGGCTGTTGTTGAGGATTATCTGCGAGTCACCAACCGTACATACAACGTGGCTGGTATCTTCTACGATCCACGATTCTTTGAGCGATCCGCCCAAACACTTGACTCCGAGGGCTTGCTAGTTGTTCAGATGACGCAGAATAGTGCGACGATGGCAGACGCGTACCAGGCGTTCTATTCGATGCTTGGAGAGGGACGCATCCATCACGCCGGCGATGATGATTTGTTCGCCCAGCATGTTATGAGTACCGCCGCAGCGCAGAGCGATAGGGGATGGAAGATTTCTAAGATTCGACAACGCCAAAGAATCGATGCTTTAGTTGCTGCCGTGATGGCTAACTATGGTGCGATCCTACAATCAGAGGAGCAACATGCGCCGAGTTTTTTTGTCTTTTAGCGCGGGTATCATTAGTTTAGAGATTCTAGGTTTGGCGCTCTTGTCTGTTGGTGCGGGATTGATATACGTTCCAGCAGGGTTGATCGTCGCAGGAGCAAGCATGATTGTCGTAGCCATCGCGGTTGAAAGGAATAACGTCTAGTCATGCTGGGTCGAATCTTTGAGAACCGTGCGGATTTTGCCGCCACCGAGGAACGCGCGATTAGTTTCCAGACGATCTTTGCGGCTGGCGGAAACGTAGAGTTTACGACTGACTCTGGCGTGGTGATGAACCAGCTCGAATCGTTGCGCGTTGGCACTACCTATGCTTGCATCCGGCTTATTGCTGACTCTATCTCGACGCTGCCTGTCGATACGTTTCTTCGATCCGAGGGTGTAAGGACGCCTTACCGTCCCCGTCCTGTCTGGTTGGATGAACCAGAATCCGGCGTGACGCGTGTTGAGCATTTCCAACAGGTCCTAGTTTCGCTACTCCTTGATGGTAACGCTTTCATTCGTGTTCTTCGCGACGCGCAGGGCGTTGCTGGGTTGGCTGTCTTGAATCCGCAGCATGTCGAGATGGCACGCGATCCGCGTACCAATCGTCCCGTCTTTATCCTAAATAGTGACAAGACGTACACGCAAGACGAGATCATTCACATTACCGAGCTCCGTTTGCCGGGCGAGTTGCGTGGCCGTAGTCGTATCGAACTCGTCAAGGAGGCGATGGGTCTATCGAAGGCGTTGGAAACATTCGCTTCGCGTTTCTTCGGGTCCGGTTCGACGACTAGCGGAATTATCGAATTCCCGGGGAATCTGACCCGCGAACAGGCACAAGACTTAGCGTTTGGCTTTGAGCAGGGACATAAGGGCGTGCGTCGCTCGCACAAGGTTGGAGTCTTGTCTGGTGGCGCTTCTTTCAAGAAGACTGGCGTTGATAATGATGCAGCCCAGTTTATTGATGCTCGCCGCTTCCAGGTCGAAGAGATCGCACGCGTCTTCCGTTGTCCCCCATCGATGATTCAAGTAATCGAGCGCGGCGCCATGTCGTACGCGTCCGTTGAGCAGAATGGCATCCAGTTTGTCCAGCACACGCTGCGACCGTACATCGTCAAGCTAGAGGACGCCTATAACAAGTTGCTGCCGGGCGCAGCATTCTTACGTTTCAATGTTGAGGGACTTTTGCGTGGCGATTCGCAGTCGCGTTACGCGGCGCATTCGGCTGGACTTCAGGCCGGATTCCTTTCGATCAGTGACGTACGAACGATGGAAGACTTGCCACCAATTGAGGGTGGCGACACGTACCGAGTCCCTCTGGCTAATGTTGACTTGAATGCTGCGAATCTTTCCGAGATCGATAAGAAGTCTGTTATTGCACAGCGCCTTATCTACTCTGGCTTTGATCCGAATAGTGTGATGGAGTCTCTCGGCTTGCCGGCGATCCTACATACGGGCGTACCGACGACACAGTTGCAGCAGATTGCGATGATTGATGCGGAAGATCCGAAGGCGGCTTATGACGTGACGGAGCCTGGCGCATGACGATTGCTACCGCCCAATTTACAATCAATTCGACGCCGACGGCTATTGCCGGACCTGATGCCGTTTCGCAACGCGTAACTGTTCATAATAATGAGTCTGCACAGCAAGTCTTTATTGGGAATGCTGGCGTGACGACATCGAATGGCATTCACCTGGACGGCAAGAATGAGCGCCTAATCACATTGAATCCGGGCGAGACACTCTATGCGGTCTCTGCCGGTTCCTACGTCGTGTCTGTAATGACACAGAAACAGAATTAGTCTGATGCCTTACTTCGTGACTGACAAGCAAACTGATTGTCCAGCATGGGCGACCGTCAAAGAAGAGGCGAACGGAAATCTCGTCACCGTTGCTTGTCACGAAACGAAGCAACAGGCTATCGATCAGATGGTTGCTATCTCGATTGGTGAGGGAATCGTGCCGGGCGGCGAGCGTGATGCGGCTACGGATTATGTTGCAGCCGAACTAGCCGAAGCGCCAGAGTCGCTTTGTGACCTAGTTGCCGAGCAGCTCGCTGACGTGATCCAGTTTCGATTGCGCGCCCACGGGTATCATTGGAATGTTCGCGGTATCGACTTTGCTCAGTACCATGAACTATTCGAGTCGATCTACGAAGACGCTAACGAGTCGATTGATCCGCTCGCCGAGATCCTCTTGAAACTCGGGTATGACGCTCCGTATCGTATGAGCGACTTGCGCGCCCTATCCGAGCTCGTTGAGTCCGAGATTGTACCGGACACTCCGATTGATATGGCGACGGACTTGTTGGCTGCGAATGATGAGATCATTCTTGGCTATAAGGAAGCGATTCGCGCCGCTACGGATGAGGATGAGCAGGGCGTTGTCAATTTCCTTGCTGATCGTCTTGACACTCACCAGAAGTGGTCGTGGCAGTTGCGCGCTTCGATTGGCGTTCAGCCACAGACGACGGTACCAGGGCAGCCTTATCCGACGATGATGCCGGATAGTGATCCGGCTGTCAGGAATCTTGACGGTCCAAAGGCGATGCTTTGTGACGTTGACGACACACTCATTATCGCCGGCAATCTAAACACGCCGGTTGCCGATTTTGTCAATAAGTTTGTTGGCGAGTTGATTATTGTCACGGCGCGGATGGAGTCGCGTCGAGCGGAGACAGTGAAACAGTTGAAGGATGTCAAGTATGACGAGCTAGTCATGCGCCAGACGAATGAGCCGGAAGTGTCCTATAAAGACAATGCGGCACGCGATCTGATGGATAAGTGGAATATCCAACTTGCGATTGACAATAATGCTGGCGTTCGTGCCGCGTACGCGAAACTAGGCATTGATGCGATTGCGCCAGAGAAAGTCAATGAGCGTCTTGTCTTTGCCGAGGATCAAGACTCGCAAGCGTATGCCGATAGTCTCTTTAGCGTTGAGGATGACGCTATGGCGTTCCGCGCTCTCGACTTGACACCACCTGTCTATATGCAGGATGCCGCGTTGAAGGGCATTATGCATTACGAAGCCGGCGATGCTGGTACGGGATTGCGCGCACAGACGCTACGTGAGGCGCACGCGATGGCGCATGGCAACGTAACGGCTGACAAGTGGCGTCGCATGGTTGGTTGGATTGCTCGGCACATGGTTGATTTGCAAGACTTGCAGCCCGGCGAGATCACTCCTGGCGTTGTCGCTCACCTCTTGTGGGGTTCGGGTCCAAGCCTTGAAGATGCGAAGCGCGCACTTGCTTATGCTCAGGATGTTGTGAAGCGTTTGGATGCTGCTAGTGGGGAGCAGCGTAGTGGTATTCTCTTTCATATGGAGAACGGCGTAGAGACTCGACGGATCTGTATCAATGATTTTGAGATGCGCGATTCGCCGAATGGTGATGGTATGCGTTTCAGTGGATACGCTGCCGTCTTCAATTCTGATTCGGAACCACTTCCATTCATTGAACGCATCGCACCCGGCGCTTTCGGTAAGAGCCTCCAGAGTCGTAATGATGTCAAGCTCTTTATGAATCACAACACTGACTTCCCACTCGCGTCGAAGCGCAGTGGTACGTTGAGCATCGTTGAGGATGGGTATGGCTTGCGTGTTGAGGCCGAGTTGCCGTCGACGCAGGCTGGGCGTGACCTATCGACTTTGATGCAATCTGGAGTGGTTGATTCAATGTCTTTTGGTTTCAGTGTTCCCCCTGGTGGCGATTGGTGGGCGGAGGATGGACAGACGCGCGAGTTGCGCGAGATTCGTCTTCACGAAGTCAGCATAGTGACCGGATTTCCGGCCTATGAGGCAACGAGTGCGACGGTTCGCAGTCTTGACGGATTGCAAGCACTTGAGGGCATCGATCAGAATGTTGTCGCTGATGCGATTGCGAAACTTACGAATGGTGACCCGCTCTCCGCTGATGAGGCTGATCTGATTTGTGGCATCGCCGAGGAACTCGCCGGCATCCCAGAAGAAACAGCTGGCGCAGAGGCCGACGACAATGCTCCCCCAACAGCACCATCTGTTGATAAGGGAACGCCAATGGGTCTCGGTAATGATCCTTCGATGTCGCTTCGTGAGATTGAAGCGCGTCGTCAGCATCTTGCACTTTTGATGCGTCGCGTCTAACACGCGATTCTGACTGTTACCATTCGGGTTGATTGCTGCGGAGCCGCGCGTCACGCCGGACTGAGGAGCCTCGCCGGAAATCTAACCCCCTAGATCCAAGGAGGATCTTTCTGATGAGTGCAAACTTTTTGCAGCACCAGGTTGACGAACGCGTCAAAGCCTGGGAGGAAGCCAAGCATCTGCTTGACAAGGCAGCCAACGAGAAGCGCGATCTGACAGCTGAAGAGTCTGTCATTTACGAGCGGATCACTGCCGATCTTGATGGCCGCGCGTCGGTCATCGAGGATTTCGTCGCGCGCGAAGAGCGTGAGCGTCGTCTTGACGCCATCGCTTCTGACGTTCGCCAGCCCGCTCCTGCCACGGCTGTCAAGGGTGACGAGGAAGTCATTCGCAGCATGGTCAAGGGCGAGATTCGCAGCCACACGTTCGGCGCCGAAACGCGTTCGATCACGGGTGGCTCGACTGGCGCGCCAGTGCCTACGGACTTTTATTCTCGCGTGATTATGCTTGCGCGTCTTGTCGGTCCGATGCTCGACACGTCCACCATTCTCAACACCGCCGGTGGCGAGAACCTCCAGATCCCCGTCATGTCGGCATACTCTGCTGGCACGGCTGCCGGTCAGGGTTCAGCTATCGGTACCAGTGAGCCTACGTTCAGTGCCTTCACGACCCTCTCGGCCTACAAGTATTCGTTCTTGATTCAGGTTTCGAGCGAGCTCTTGACGGACTCCGGTGTCGACCTGCTCGGCTTCATTGCCGATCAGACTGGCAACGCGATGGGTTACAGCGTCAACGCTAAGTTGACCGTTGGTACGGGTACGGTAGAGCCGAAGGGCATCGTTGCCGCGGCTGCTGCTGGTGGTACGGGCGGCACGGGCGTCAGTGGTGCATTCACCGCAGATTCCCTCATTTCGCTGGCCTACTCGCTGGACGGTGCTGTTCACAGCCTGCCGGGTACCGGCTGGATGATGAACACGAAGAGCGTCGGTGCGGTTCGCACCCTCAAGGACACGGCTGGATTCTACGTCTTCAGCCCACGTCTGTCGGCAACCGATGCAGACACTCTGCTCGGCTTCCCGATCCGCATGAACCCAGCGATGGCAGATGCTGCTACAAATGCTAAAGCTGTGATTTTTGGGCACCTCCCCTCATACTATGTGAGGCAGGTCGGCGGCATTCAGCTCGACCGTTCCGACGACTACGCGTTCGGAAATGGTCTGACTACGTTCCGAGCGACGTTCCGCGTCGACGGCAACCTGCCCCAGACCACGCACGTCAAGTATTTCGTCGGCGGCGCATCGTAACCTGCTGACTGTTCGACTACCCCGCCGATTGCTTTGTTAGGATCGGCGGGGTAGAACCATCACCAGAGGGAGCCTGGAGTGAATCGTGAAGCGCGTCGTCGTCAACGGAAAGCCGGTGGAACTGGCGGAGTTGGAAGCGAATACCCTACTCTCCTGCAACCTGGCGGAGCCGTACGAGCAGGCCATTCGACGGCTACCAATCCGCAATCAATCCTCTGGTACTCCAACGCTCCCTGGGCTGCCACCGGTTATGGTGAGCAGACAGCCCAGATCCTTCCGCGACTGGTGGCGAGTGGTCACAAACTAGCCGTCCTGGCTAACTACGGCCTAGAGGGCGCGGCGACGGACTGGAATGGCATTCACGTCTACCCACGCGGAATGGCACCCTACTCGGACGATGTTCTACAGGCTCACGCAGCACATTGGGCGGATCAAAACCCGACGATGCCACACTGCGTCATCACCCTATTTGATGCGTGGGTATTAGAAGCAAAAGCGTTGGCGAAAATTGATCGCATCTATTCGTGGGTGCCAATCGACCATAAGCCGGCACCACCAAAGGTCGTTGCGTGGTGCAAACAGCCGAACGTGAAACCAATCGCCATGTCTAAGTTTGGACAGGAGATGCTGGAGATCGAAGGCGTCGAGTCTTTCTATGCGCCGCATGGCATTGAGGCGGCATATAAGCCGACGGAAAAGATTGTTGCGTTGAATGGCGAATCGATGACAGGGCGCCAGATGGCAAGAATCAACAATGACGCTTTCGTGGTGATGATGAATAGCGCCAATAAGGGCGCTGTGCCGTCGCGTAAGGCGTTCGGAGAGAACCTCTTGGCATTCTCCCTATTCGCACAAGACAAGCCTGACGCGGTGCTGTACATGCATACAGAGATCGCCGGATCAATGGGCGGCATTGATCTACCCAAACTTGCAGCTGCCTGTGGCATCCGTGATGGTCAGATTGTCTTTGTCGATCAGTACGCGTACCGGGCAAGTTTGCCGAAAGAAGTATTGGCTGCCTTCTATACGCAAGCCGATGTACTTCTGGCCTGTTCAATGGGTGAAGGTTTCGGCATTCCCGTCGTCGAAGCACAGGCTTGTGGTACGCGTGTCATCGTTAGTAATTTCACGGCACAACCAGAACTTTGTGGGGATGGTTGGATTGTGACGGGACAACCATGGTGGGACCCGATGCAACACGCCTGGTTCTTCACTCCAAGCGTTACCGAGATCGTCGCCGCACTCGAAGCCGCATACGTTGCTCCGCGGGGAGCGAGTCAGAAGGCTATCGACTTTGCGGCACAATACGAAGCAAATCGAGTCTACGAAGACTACTGGGTTCCAATCATGGAACAGATCGGAGCAGAATCGTGATCCCCAACATCATCATCCCCATTCTGGGACGATACGACCTACTCGATAGGTGCCTGGCATCGATTGATTGTGAGGTTGGCGAGATCATCATCATTGATAATGGTGACGAACTGACGAGTGAAGCATTATTGCCTTACGATGGCAAGCTGCGAATCATTCGCAGCCCATCGAATCTTGGCATCGCAACATCGTGGAATCTTGGAATCAAGATGTTGCCGCGCGATTCTGGTTGGATCATCATCGGTGCCGATGTGTATTTTGAGCCGGGTCACCTTGCCGCGTGGTATTCGGACGCACGCAAAGACCAGATCCTACTCGGTGGCAATCCGCCCTGGTGTTGTATTCACATTGGTCGCGAAGTCGTCGAACGCGTCGGCTTATTTTGTGAACGATTCCATCCCGCCTACTTCGAGGACAATGACTATCAGAAGCGCGCAGAGATCGCCGGCGTAACGTGTTACCACTCGCCTATCCCTATCGGTCACGATAATTCTGCCGTACTGAACTCGTCACAGGATCTTCAGCGCCGCAACCAGCGCACGTATGAGAAGAATCACCAGACGTTTCAGCGTCGTTGGCACGGTTTGGCCGAGGGTGAAACGCCAGTTGTCGAAGAATGGGACTTGCTGGAGCGTTGCGAGTATTCGTGGGACGATGCTGGCGACACGGTAGAATAGATTCATGGCGATCACAAACGGCTACGCGACGCTCGCAGAACTCAAGGCGACGCTACGAATCACAGACACGACAGACGATACGCTCCTAGAGAACGCTATCGAATCTTCGAGCCGATTGATTGATGGGTATTCGTCGCGCCAATTCTGGACCAGTGGCACGGCAACATCTCGAATCTACAATGCCACCGATGATTTCCAGCTGATGATGGAT